GTATGTTAGAGCTTGAAGCAAAGTTAGCCATACTACAAACACCACCAATAAAAAATAGATTGTTGTATAAATTTCGTTTATTTATAGAGAAGTTAAAACTTATAAGAAAAATAAAACAACACCAAAAAAATCACTCACAACGAGCATAGGCAGCTTGTTGCTTGGAAACAGTCATCTCAGGATATTGGATCGTTTCCCACCTGTGTCCACATTCGTAACACTCTCTTCTACGAATGATTATGTATTTTGAGTTTCTGTCGGATCGGACTACCTTCTGATCTCCGCACTGCTTACAGTTCGGACATTCGACCCATGTTATTCTTTTCATTTTCTGTTGTGAATGTATTTTTCGTATTTGAGGTCTAGATCAAGAGATTCTCTAGCGTATTGAAATTTATCAATATTACCATCAAGGAAGTCATTATCTAACGCAGCACGTTTGATCTGATATTCGTAATACTTACCTCTTGGCATGACATCTAAACCTTAGTTTTTAAATCTTCAAAGATGTCTCTCATTTCGTAGGCATCTTCCTGTAGTTTTTCTATTTTATCTTTAGCCTCTTCGATCATACGATCCAGTTTATGATCTTCGTACCTTTGCTCGTAGTAAGGCTCTAAGTATTCATCAAGAGCAGTTCTAACTATAGCCGAAATGGATTTACCAGGACTCTTAAGATTCTCTAATGCCCTGTGTTGATGAGGACTCAGTTGAACTGTGGTTCGGATAAGTTTTTCTTTTTTAGTGGTCATCTTTTTTAATGTAGTATAGTAGACTGAGGACTTACAGATCAGGTTAGCTTATTTAGTGGCAATATTATCAGGAGTTCCCCCCTTTTGACCCACCACTAAATCTTCGATGAGAACTTGTATTATCATTTGTAAAATTGTGCATTTAGAGTATGAGGGTCATGGCTCTCAAGATTACAAAAAAGCAGCTAACCACCTAGAAAACCAGTAGGTGGATCTTGCCTCAGACATTATGTGTAAGATGCAAATTTTTCGTTTAATCTGCCATCTGCGACAGCTTGTTTCTCATCAGCAACTCTTTCTTCATCGGTAACTTCTCTCCAATCACCTAAAGGACAACCATCTGGTTTGTATATCCACCAATCAGTTTTTCCAAGCATAGTTTTTTCAGCTTCTTCTTCAGATATAGAAATAGCGACTATACCAGGATATTCGTGGTCTAATTCTACAAACTCCCTATCGTCATACCACCAACCTGTACGTTCTGCTTGGCTTGGGTAGTCATCCTCATGGTTGTCTGCACCATCAAATATAAAGTCTACAGCTTGGTCATAAGATTCAGCTTCTACTTCAAATGTTTCGTTGAGAACTGTTTTCGTTCTGAACTTGTAAAGTTTTTTTGTGGTCATAATAAATTTGAACTTCCTTAGAAGTATAGCAACAAAGTGCCACCACTATGTAATCTGTTACGAAACTTTAACTTTCAGAATTAGCCTTTCTTCCGTCTATTCTTCTTTGTACTGATTCTCTCCATAATAACTCATCTTTTGCTTCAGCTATTTTGTATTCTGCACTAGAAAACTCACGCTCTAATTGACTATATGCAGCCTTTCTAACCCAGGCTGTGCCTTTCATTCCCTTTTGTTCTGCTGCCTTTTCTATGAGTTTTGATCTATGTGGATCTATCAGAACTTGATAATAATTTTTGTTTCCGTGTTTCAGTGCCATTAAATAAGTCTCTCTTGTACTACTTTACCACCAAAAAGGTAAATCGGCTCTATAAAACTAGGATTTTTTCTTAAATTCTTTTGCATAAGCAGCAGCCATTACTTCATGGAGCGTCTTATAGTAAGACACCCCACTGTTATTGTGATAACACCAGCCTTTTGTAGTATTTAAGATTCTAACCATTGCGTTTTGTCCATTCTGAAATAAGTTTTCTTAATTCTTCTATACGCTTTTGAGCAGCTTCGATTCGTTGTTCTTTGGTCAATGAGTTTCCTCCCAAGTGTTTCCGACAGATACTTCAGCAACGGCAGGAACTCTACCTAACCATTTTGATTCTGCTTTTTCCATAATACCTTTAAGTTTATGAGCCCATGCGTCAGCAAATTGCTCTTTAACTAAAAGTATTAATTCATCATGTACTGCTGCTGCGATCCTTACTTTATCTTCGCCACAAACCTTAACTTCTGTCCATAAGTTTCCTAATGCACACTTTAATATGGCAGCACCCGCACCTTGAATAGGGGTGTTACATCTGACAGTTACTCTGTTAAGATCGCCTTTAAGATACCTACGCATATTCGATAAAGGAATACGAGTTTCGGCCCATTCATTACCACTAGAGTTTTTTGCAATCTGATAATTCTTATTCTGCCAAGCGTGTACACCTTTATAAGTACGCAACCAGTTATCACGAACTTTTGTTGCTTCTTCGAGCGTCATCAAAACACCGCTACTACCAGCGTAGTTACGCAAGCCTTCTGCTCCTGCTCCGTAAAGCAAACCAAAGTTAGCTGATTTAGCTATCTGCCTATCACAACCCATTTGTTCAGCAGTATAGTCATGTAAGTCTTCCCCTCTAATAAAAGCCTGAATCATATTTTCATCGTTGGCTAATGCAGCAGCAAGACGTAGTTCCATTTGTGAAAAGTCAGCATCAACTATCTTCCAACCTTCTGGAGCCTCTACACATTGTCTAAACTCAGAATCTCTAGGTATCTGTTGATTATTTGGTTTGATGCTAGACATTCTTCCTGTATCAGCACCTAACTGCATATAAGAGGCTTTGACGTAACCTTTATCATCTAATTTTTCCAAGATACTTGTAATCATTTGTCTACGCTTTTCTGTCTTTTTCCAAACCAGGTAAGTTTGAATAATCTCAGAATCAGCAGCAAAAGATTTTAGTGTTTGTCTTGAAGCACTAGGTTTACCGTTAGCATCTACAGGTGGAGTACCAAGTATCAAAGTAAATTTTTCTAATAGTTGTTTTGGACTATTAATATTAAATCCAGCATACTTTTTAGTGCCTAATCGTATAGAACCTTCGTCTTTCGCACGTAAATTAAATGATCCATCACGTTCTCGTGGTAACTTATCTGTTTCTGGTAAAGCATTATCAAGTTCACGAAGAAACTCTTTAGACATTTCTTTCAAGTCATCTTCATAATCAATACGTCTTTGCTCAAGTGCAGAACGATTCCAGGGAAGACCAGTTCTCCACATTTGAGCCATAGCTGGTAAAGCAAGACACTCTAATGTGTATGCCTCCATAAGCTGATTGGCTTGTATTCTGACATCTAATATCTGATCTAACTCAAGTAATACTTCTATATCTTTAGCTGCATATTCAAGTTGAGCTTGACTCAAAACATCAGCACCCCAATTTGAAGATTGTTGTTCTTTAGATACATCTATATCTAAATATCTTTTTGCAACATGAGCTAAACCATGTTGAGTTTTTGGTATGCCATTAGTAAGTAAACGACTTGCTAACATACTACATCTAACCTTTCCTCGAACATCAATATCATGTTCTTGTAACCAGCCAAGATCAAAAACTGCGTTGTGTGCAAGCCAAAATCTAGCTCCGTTAGTAAAGAATCTCTGTAAGTAATTCCAGTTGTTTTCTGTTAATTCAAAACAGTCTATGACAACTATGGTTCGTAAGGTATAGGAACCGAGTTGAAGCAATCTCAGCTTACCTTTTTCTGGCTGAAGCTGTAATGTTTCTGTATCAAATGCAAGGCTTGACGCTGCGTGTAGGCGATGCAATTCCTTGATGCCGTAGAATACGGAATATTTTGGTTGTGTCATGGGTAGTGACAGTAAGTTTACTCTGTTAGTGTACTACAATAATAAAATTATGTCCACTTTTCTATTTTTCTTTGAAGAGATGTTCCGTCTAAATGCGTATAAATAAGAACATCAACTCCACAAGTAACAGCCTGTAAAACTTCGCTATGAAAATAGTTTTTATCTTCATAATCAACCTGGTCTACATCTATTACTCTGCCTAAAGCATCATATTTTGTGTATCTAACTGAAGCTAGTGGAGCATCTTTTACTGGTTTAGAACAATAAATGGTTACTCTTGTATCTCTCATTTCCATGCCTTCCATGCGTCTTTATCATCTCCTCGTGCGGGGGAATATAAATTACCTGTCGCATTGGTAGTAGATCCCTGTTGTGGTAAGGGTTTATCAATGCGACACTTATCTTTTTCTTTTTCCTGTCGCATTGCTTTGTCCGTACCAATGTGACAGCTTTCGTTTTTATTTACCTGTCGCATTGCTAAATCGTTGTTATCACTAGGCTTTCCATTCAATGCGACAGATTTTTTGTCTCCCCGCACGAGGATAGCTTTATAGTAGTTAGTGGGTCGGCCACCATTTACTGAAGGTTTTTGCTCCCAAATCTGAATTAATCCTCTATCCACTAACCTTTCTAAGGATTTTCTGATAGCTGTAACATTACCACCGATTAATGGATCGGCATTGAGATCAATCCTGGATCTAGTTTCTGGATAAACAGTTCTAAGTTTTTCAAGTATGCGATCAATAATCGAAGCAGGAGAAGAATTTTCTACTTTTGGTTTGTAATCTTTTAATTCAAAACTAAGATCACTTAATTGTTTTAGCAGTAAACAACTACCCATACGACTAAATCTACTCTTTTCAACTCTAATAATTCTTGTATTAATTCCTAACTGTTCAGATAACTCTTTATCTGGTTTGCTTAGTTTCCAAGTTTCATCTACGGCATCTCTAATAGAACTTGTACCTCTGAATCCACCTTGTTTATTAGCATGATGAATAACAAGAATAGTTGTAGCAGGAAAACTATGACCATTGTTATTGGTAAGTCTATACAAAGGAGATGCGAAGGAACTTTTATTTTCATCAAACGCTCTACCAGCAGAAGAACCAATCAGTGAATCAATTACAACTAATGTTGGTTTGTGCTTTTTGATTAGTTGGGCAAAGTAATATTCACGTTTAATTTGGAAGCCATTGATAACAACAGTATTGTTATCCATTTTGTAATCCTGTTCCCTTAACTGCTCACGCAACTGCACTTTTGGTTGGTCAGCATTAAGGATTAGAACTTTACCTTTCTTTATTGGAACGACATTGTTTTGAACTTCAAAAGGAATACCAAGAGATATATGTTTAGCTAATGCCCAGGCAGCCATTGATTTACCATCACCACCAGCACCATAAAGAAGAAATACAGCAGGAGTAGGAAGTATCTCAGGTATGACATAACTGCGAGATAAATCTTCAGCATCTAATTCAGAGGCAGTCATTTCCTCACTACCTAAATCAAATGCTTCACTACTCATCAAACAACTTTCTAGTCTCTCAAGATCCTTAAATTCATTATCAACAGCTAATTGGTGCATCAAAAAGTCTTGTTCTCCTGGATCAGCAACTTCTTCACATATACGCATATATTCTTTCTTTACTTCTTGGAAAGACATTTTCACTCGTCTTGTTCTTACGAGTAATTCATTTTGAGCCTTATCAACAATGTCTTTGCTTATAGGACTGAAACGTAATCTTTTTGGATCGACTTCATCAGCGTCATGTATTAGCGATCCTATGCCCCTTCCAGAGCCTTTAAAGGACTTCCAAACAGCTTCGCATGGATTATGCTTATCCCAATCGTTAATGTAGTCAGGATCGTTTTTAGACCATACTGACCAAAGTTCTAGACCAACATCATTAGGTAGTTCAGAATGAATAGACATACCAACGTATAACCAATGCTCTCTACTACCAGCACCTTTAGTTGGAATAACACTTAAACACTCTTGAATAATTTGTGCCCTTTCATCTTCAGTTCTATCTGATAAAACTAAACCACTTCTATTTTTAACAAAACCAGCTTTCTCTTCATTTGCTTTCAAATGCTTCATCTCAGCTATTAGCCAATCAGGAGCAGTAGGAATATTATCTAAATCTCCTTCAAAACCATAATTACCTTCTGAAGAGGAAGCTGAACCTGGATAAGAGCCAAATATTACACCTTGTCTATTCCATAAAATTTCATAACAAGTTGAAGTTTGTTCAGAAAGAAATCTACCTTTGACGCTAGACCATAATTCTTCTGGAACATTGAATATATATTTAGCAGCGTTTTTCTTTGTACTGGTAATACAAGGAGCACCATTCAAAGTATTTCCCCATTTCTTTTTATGGATCGCTAAGTTTTTATCAACATCAAGAATAACTAAGCCTTTACCTTTTAATCCTGTAAATAAACCTATAGCACCAAAACGATCAGGATACTTTTCTAATACATAAGTAACGTCATCTGGAGAGAAATTTCTTTCATAGGATTCTCCATAAGGGTTTTTTCCTGTTGCTTCTAAAATCTTTCCTTCCCTTGATTTTATCTCAACCCCTTTGCGATATATCGGAGCATAAACAAGATGTTTTGGTAACATCTTTACAAACTGTTGCAGATTCATGTGATACAATACCTACTGTGGACTTATGTGTTCAAACCCTCAAGGATCTTCCTTCCCTGGGGGTTTTTTAATTGTAGTCTATTTACATTATCTTGTCCATGTACTACAATAGAAATGCACAAGGCAAAAGCCTACAAGCACATTTTATCATGCCCTTCTTAACAGAAAAAGCACAATCAGCAGTAGCTACCACACAAACTGGTGGTTATATAAATCCCACTAAACTTGAAAGTGGTGGTAGTGTACGTTTTGCACTATTAGATGACCAACCTCTAGAATTTTTTGAAGTTTGGGGTGAATCAGGTGAAGGCAAATTAAAGCCATTCAGATTCGCAGATAGCCCAACAACAGAAGATGCAGAGATTGAAATGGGTAGTGAATATACCCGAAGAATGAACAGGGAAGGTACTGGAGTAGAGCCAGCAAAGTTTGGTATTGCAGTTCCAGTATTTGAACATGATTCACAGGAAGTAAAAATTTTTCAGGCTACACAAAAAGGAATTATCAAAGAGTTTGACAAGATAAGTCAAATGGAAGATTATTCTGATTTACTCGCTTGGGATTTTGTTCTTTCAAGAGAAGGAACTGGACTAAAAACTGAATACAGTTTAAGAGCAGTACCACGCAAAAAAGGCACTAGCCCTTTAATAGAAGCTACCTATCAGGAACAAAAAGATAATGGTTTTGATATTAAAGAGTTAATGACAGGTGGTAATCCATTTGCTCCAGGCGAATAATCGCCATTCATGGGGGTCTTTTGACCCCTTCTTTTTATGATTAAATCTATAGAAACTTATTACAAGGGTTATCTTTGCAGATCCAGAACAGAAGCCAGATGGTTAGTTGCCTTTGATAAAGCTGGTATTCAATACGAGTATGAGCCAGAAGGTTTTGATTTAGGTAAACCAGGAAAATATTTACCTGATTTTTATTTACCACAATTCAGTACTTATGCCGAGGTAAAGGGTAGAACCTTTACTCTGCAAGAAATACAAAAAGCTAAAGCATTGTCTGTTCAATCAAAAAAATCTGTATTGTTCTTAACTGGTCAACCTTCAAGAAGGGGATATTGGTCAATATATCCTATAGGGAAAACTGGTTTAGAATATAGTGTTAAGCATAATTCTGAATTACCTAAATCTTTACGTTCACCTTTAATTGGATATAACGTAGATAAAACTCCAATATATAAATCAGAGGAAGATTGCTTTTTACTTTTACTTGATTTATTTAATCCTAACGAAAGGCTTTCTCCAATTAAAACTGAAGAAGCATACAAAAACAGAGAATATTTATTTCCTGATGCTCAATTAATAAAAGGTATTGATGAAAGCGACAGCATAGCTGTTAGAGCATCTAGGTCAGCACGATTTGAAAACTTTAAAAAATGAATTTGCAAACTAATCTATTTAAGGTATATTAAAAATGGGAACGTATATCTACGAACCACTAATGGGGTCATTACAAAAACATGGAGCGTTAGCAGGACTAAGACGTTGGACTTTGGAACGTGATGACTCAGGCACTATATATCCACATAGAATATATAAAGATGGAAAGGATAATATATACCATTCAGTTACCCATATTTTAAAAGAAACCGCACCCCAGGAACAAAAAGATGCTTTGGAACGATGGATTGAGAGGAAGGGATCAGCAGATGAGAGAGATATGGCTTGCGAGAGGGGGAGACTTGCTCACGCTCATGCAGAATACCTACTTAAAACTGGAGCGAAACTTGCAAGACACAATGCAAACAAGCGTGGGATATGGCGAACAGGATCAGATGAACTGGATCGCTGCCCCACAAAGGTCACGCAATGGGCGTTATCAAAGGCAGCCGAAACCGCACCGCGTGTTAGCTGGAGTGCGTCAGGCTACGCAAGAGGTTTACGATCATTCATACTGGAACGTGTAACGGCCATTCATAGCATCGAGTTCAGTATTTATGACAGGGATTATGGATTTGCTGGAACGGCTGACGCTTTAATAGATATTGATGGAGTGTTAACGATATGCGACTGGAAAACGTCTAAAGATGTCAGATCGGATGAAATGTTAGTTAATTACTGTCACCAGCTTGGAGCGTATAATTATGCACTAAGAAAACTCACTGGAATCGAATGTAACCAGGCTTTGGTATGTATTGCCCGCAGAAGTGGAAAACCCCAACTTAAACTACTGGATA